CTCATCCACCAAGTCACAACGGCCCAGACGCACGGCTAATTTTAACAAATCCGGCGCGAAAACCCAATGGTCATCCACCTCGACGAGAAAACGCGAACAGAACATCACCGACTCAGAAAAGACCAATTGTTTAACGCGCAAATCGTATTGTTCGAACGCGCGCGTCTGCGCGTCCGGCGGGCTCGGCGGTCCGAACACGAGCATGTCATCTCCTTGAAACAAAGCGAGTTTAGCGGCAGACAGCGGGTAAATGTCGTTAATAATCATTTCGATAAGCGTCGAATTCCACGCTGTCGTCGAGGCGTCTCCCGATTTACATTGACCAAAGATATGTGCGCGGAAAGCAGCAAACGAGTCCGCCAGCACAGTCGATTCGTGCATGGCGCGCCACTCAGCGACGTATTCGGCCGGCACACCCATGAACGACATCAGCCGTGACAACAGCTCGAGCGCCAACGCGCCTTGCCCCTTGTCGAAACTGCTGACGTCGTACTCGATCTTGTGCAGATCCCGAGCCTCGCTCGGGCGGCAGATATCATCCATTCTGCGAGCGATGCTGTCCAATGGCGCGTCGCTATTCATCAACAACCCGTCCCGTTTGCACGCCATCAATCGTTCTTTTATCACACGCCAGATCGGACACCACAATGCATTGATCGATTTCGGGTGTGCCGCCAACGTCTGCACCTTCGTACGCAGCGCGTGCGCGTCCGGAGTCAGATTAGGCTTCACGCGCGCTTTGATAGAGAACTCGTAACAATTACCGTACTCGACAAGTGTCTCGTCGTCAGCCAGAACGGCATTCAACTCACCAGCCGGACGTTTCTGAAGCCACTCTAGCAAACCCTGAACAGACGGAACGATCGACTCAGAGCACACCGCTCCAACTCGACTCGCATCCAAGCAATTTGCGACCCACGAATCGAAAATCCTGTCAGCATCAGCGGCCAGCGGAAGCGGCTGATCCGACGCCACTACAGCTAAATTTCGCTTTCCGAGAGCGACCAAGTCCTCGTCGGTACTGCGGACGCGGAGAGGCGTTGACGACGTCTCGAGGACAGGGCGCAGACAGTCATACGAACACTCTTGCGACTCAAACGTGGCCGTTATTGTGCCTTCGAACGGAATAAATGTCAACTCTTCACTCTCGACTAACTCATCGTCGAATTCATGGTCGACAGTTAGAGGGGGCTGAAACGTATCGCAGACATCTTGAACGTAACTAACAAAATCGTGCCGCGCGTCAGGCTCGAGATCACGCTCCAAGACGTACGGCATCGGAGTGTAATGCTCCACTCGCTCGTTCAGAGAGTCGCCCGCCCCGCGCTCGCCAAAGAACTGCACGAGATCAGGACAGTCGATGGCACGTTCGGAATACACCAACGGCTCGGGCCTCATTGACTCACCAGCACGCG